GGGTTAGCCTTTTTTACACGCCATAATTTTACATACCAAATGGTACTTCTTCTTCTCTTTTTGAGAATGATACTTTATACGGTAGGACACCAATCGTTTTCTTATTCGTTTTTACTGGAACTTTTTCTCCATTTTCATTCTCATAAGATGATTCAAATTCTCCATTTTCGCTGTAAACAATACAGTTCCCAATTTCAAATTCCAAATCATATTTCCAGAAATCATCAGCATAATTTTCTGGCGCTATACCATCAGGTATATCAAGATTTTTCCAAAATGTTTCAAGCAAATTGCTCACTATGAAATCATCACAATCGCCATCATTATAAATTACTGCGCATCTCGTGGCGTTGAATTCGGCATCATTATTGAATTTAATAGTCAAAGAGCGTTGTATTGATTCGTCGTTCGTAGTTTGAATGCCCTCAAATGGTAATTCGGAATGTATTGCGCTCTCCAACATAGATAGTGTGTCACGCTTTTCGTATGCCAAATCAAAATCTTTTATAAAAAATGAATCATCTGGCATATTCTCAGCGTTTCCATAAAGCTCTTTTACAAATTTAATTGACCTCATTATTATACCTCTGCTTTAAAGTATAGTTTACAATGGCAAAAACCCTCACTATCTTGGTTTAAGAACTCCTCGCATTGGCAAATATTCTCTTGTAGTTTGCCAAGTTTACAAGGACAATACCCATCATTGTTTTTCAAAGCGGCCCTTATTTTTTCTTCGTGTTCTTTATCTTGTGTAACAAATATTTGTAGCATGATTAACCTTTCAATTAGCTTATCTTTTCGGCATATTGATTTTGTGATGCTAGTTTTATACCCAACACATTGTCAATATGGCTTTTATCGTTTGGGATATATCTCCCATATTTAATTATTATATTCTTAAATTGTCTCAGCTTTTCTATACACGGCTCTATCTCATCTTTGTTAAAACCAGTATAAATAACTATATCATCTTCGCTAAAATCCCTAAACTCAACAATAAAACTATAAATTTCAGCAAACTGTTCAAACGGTTCAAGCCCACCAAACACAACTGCTTTATGGAATATGCTTTGTTTATATATGTCAATAAGCTCT